AGCAGGGGATTCGGGTTCGTCAGACTGTTCAAGTTTGTCAAACTCAAACAGCTCCTCTAGTTTCTTGGTCATACCCTATTTACCGCGTTTTTTACCACCTTGGTGAAATATATCGTCTTCGGTTATGACCCTGAAACGCAGACCCTGTGCCTTGGCCCATTTGGTGGCAGCATCCCATTTGCAGTAGTTCACAGCCACAATGGCTCTGTCACGGTCGTTCATTTTGCTTTCAATTAGGCTTTGTTTCTTGGGTTTGATTTCTATTAGTTCAGCAACGGTAGTGTTGTTTGGACCGCGATATGTGACTAAAAAGTCTGGTACATAGTTAGTCATCTTGCCGGTTAAGGGATGTCTGTACGGAATCCTGATGCTTTCGCTGGCCCACTGTAGCACATTGGTGTTGCTGTCCAGGAACATCATGAAGGTCATTTCCCATCCAGATCGATATTTTATATGGCCATTGCCCACATACTTCTGTGGATTTTGTGGAGTGTATATGCCTTGTCTAAAGTTAGCCATAGCAGACCTTATATACGAATATTGTGTGCTACGTAAAAGTTTGGCTGTGTAGCAACATTTATTCCTAGCAAGGTACTGTTGCTTCTAGTGGCATTGATATAATAGGCCAAACTAAATGTTAAATCTGGGCCAGTTTGTCCTTGTATCTGTTGTAGTAATGTTAGAACTGGGATATTACTGAGTTCAGCTACCCTGAACAAAGTAACGGCAAAATTGCCGGCTGCTTCGCCTGTGCCAAACACGCTTTGAAAGTAACTAAGAACAGCATCATAAGCATCTACTGGCACGCTTAATTCGTAGTCGTAGAAACGATCAAATATCTTTACTGAAGTATCAGTTTTAGGATCAGAGTAATTTACGGTTCCCATGGATTAACGTCCTACTTTTGGTGCATTTGGAAAAGCCTTAGAGTTGCCAGCGGTAATTGTTTGTCTTGCTATTTCAGGTGCAACAAGTGCTGCTTGTTGGGCAAGGAGAGCTTGAGTTGCAGGTCCAAAGCTCTGTAGAATGTTTGTTTTTTGTTGTGTATTAACAAGTGTACCACCTTTTTGTACTAGTCCTATTATATTTGAGAGACCACCACGGCCACTTGCCAGGGCCTGTAGATCTTCCACACTACCAGCAACAGCATCAACAATACCACCTTGACCAAACACTGTTGCCGTTCCGCCAGGTCTGGCCAATCCACTCTTGGTTGTGTCATAGTGCGCTGGGTCAGCAAACCCTGCTACACTGGTACTAGATTGAGCTCCGCCAATTGGACCGCTCATGTATTTGACAGTTTCGTAGGCCACAGTCAAAGTATGACTCATGGTGCCAGCACCTTGACTATAATCGTATTGATCACTTTTCCAGTCTGTGATAATTGGATTGATTAGGGTATAGCTGGCAAAACGTTTTTGTGCTAGTCCGTAAATAGTTATATCATTAAAGAATCTAGGTTTACCATTATTGTTTCCTGAGGCCGTTCCGGGACTACTGTCTGCATAACCTTCACCAATGTATCCCCAATCGGTGTTTTGTCTGGCACTGTAGGTATCAGCGGTGTTGTATCCAAACCCGTTTTGCATAATAGCATTTTGACCAGATGTTCCGTGCTGAGCTGGCACATTGTTATACCCATATGTACTATCTTTATAATAATAGGTATAGTAGTTGTACCAGAGATTTCTTATAAGATCACTTTGATCGTCGTGTAGTGTGATAGTCACCGGTTGATAATTGATCTTGGTCTGTATTATTCTCTTACGATTATATTGATTTAGCGTTTCATTAGTGATCTGATAGCTAGGTAGATCTGTAGTTTTAACCATAAGTCCCACACTGGCAATATCGTTATTTTGGAATGCTGCAGCAAGTGCTGGAATTTGTCCTATATTCACATTGAAAAAACAATGGAATAAGAACTTGGTTCTAGGGGTAAGTTCGTAGTTGTTGGTTCTAAAGGTCTTACTAGCGTGAGTATAATCTCGTAGACCGTTGACTCCAAAGAATCCCTTGAGTATATTCTCGCCAAACGAGGCTAAATTGGTCATAGCAGGTGATTAATTATTGTGGGGTTCCTTGACCGGTAGCCACATCACCGATAGTTCTGCCAACTGAAAGACCAACACCACCACCACCACCACCTTGTGTATCTTGTAAGGCATTGTCAAATCTAATAGTCAAAGCAATCTGTGCCGCTTCGTTTGAGCCGTAGTTCATGTCACCATAGTTGACACCTTGTAGGTAGCAACCATATAAAAACCAGGTTTCTAAGGCGTTGGTCTGATTTGTACCATTGCCCCCGTCTAATACTTGGAACTCTGTAGTAAACTTGTAATCGATACCGGACGCAGCACTACTCATTTCAGCAAAATCTAATTGTTTTTGTAATTGCTCGCCAACCAACTTGCTTACATTACCAGCGGCGTCATCACGCAGGTTGCAGGTAACATCAGCCCAGGTATATTTTCCAGCCAGTTTAATTGTGCTGTTATAGATAGGAAGATCGATATTATCAAAGGTCACATTCGGACGAGCAAAATCCACAACCTGTTTGGTCATTTCAGTTACAGTGTCTGACACTCCAAAATTTTGGAATACAACTCTAAATCGATACTTCAGTTTGGGCATTAACAAGCCCTGGTTTTTAGTGCTTTGATCACTTGCCAGAGGCACGGTCATTTTTGTTAGCGATGATGTAGCCATTTTCGTTTAATCTCCTATTGTACTTTTATTTATGGCAATGAGCCGGGACAAAATTTTAGTCATTTTGTCCCTGTTCATTATACTGTTGCGCCAATGGTTCCTGTGTTCTGAATACGTACTGGTATGTATATAAACTCAACAGCTTTGACTGGCTCAATTGCGATGTCAACCCATAATTCGTTGGCATCAATTCTAGCCGGTGTGTTATTTGAAAGATCACATACTACCAAGTAATCATAGATACCACGTTTAGCTATCAAGTCAATCATTAAACTAGTGATACTGTTAGTGATCTGATTACGTGTGATTGTGTCATTTGGTTCAAACAAGTATGTTTTACCAATTGCAGCCAATCTAGCACGTAAGAAAGCCACTAAACGAGCTACGTTGATACGATCAAGTGCAGTAGTTGTACCTTGTAAAGTATGGTTACCAAAGTTAGTAATACCAACACCTGGAATAAAGGTAATTGGATTGACATCGTTTTGATACAACACATCACGTAGGCCTTGGTTCACACCCAATGGCTGGAATTCACCAGTCTGTGCATTTAGATAACCAATCTGTGTGGCGTTGTCGATCACACCGCGGCGTGTGCCAGCTGGTGCTAACCATGGATAAGCCACTTCGTCACTGCGTATAATTGTACGCAACATCATGTGGCTCGGTGCTGTTACTACCAGATTACCACTAAGGTCATTAGTGGTACAGCTTGGATAGAATGCAGCCGCATAAGCATCACCGGCATTTAAATTACCGTCAGCTGTGATTACACCCAGACCGTTGTTGTTGGTTGCCCAAGTTACAACTTCTTCTGGTGTTAATCGTAGTGGAGTATCAACTACTACAAAAGCAGTTTCTCCGCGATCAGCATTGAGTAAAGCCAAGTTAGGTGCCAACTCAGGATACTGTGGACAGGCAATCAGGTTGAATTGATTTTGTTCTTCTCTGATTGTGGTGTTACTGTCAATACCGCTTCGTAATGCCTGATTAATAATGGCTCTCTGTGCCTGACGTCCCATAAATGGGCTACCGTCAGCTCTGTTACCACTGGCAGTCAACCAAGTATTGGTAACAGTGATTGGTGTCCAATATATTGTGGTTCCAGGAGTTTGATTTGTATTAGCTGTTAAACAGATATACTCTACACCGCTATAGGTTACTAAAGCACCAACACTGTAGGCAGTACTGCTTAACCAATTGTATGCTGGGTAGTTGGTAGTGTTGAAATAATTGCTCTGGAATGTCTTGACATTAAATCCACTACGACGAGTATTCCATAACAAAATACCTTCTGGATATAGACTTGGGCTTGGTGCATCTGGATCCAAGTAGTCGCTGACTAACAGGCTAGTGATGGTTGGCAACGGATCACTTACAGGATCTGTAGTTCCGTTTGGTGCCCATCTAGCATCAGCAAACAATACACCACTTTGTGTAGTTTGATTGCTATTGTCAATTTGTACCCATTGATCAGTTCCATCAACATTTTCCCAACGATTGATTACTGGATATAATTCAAGATTGCTTGTATCAATCCATAAATCACCGTAGACTAACGGACTTAGTGCTGTGTTGTTTTGTGTAGTTGGTGCACTTGCAGCAATAATTGGACCGCTGGCATTGGTGTCAGTGAGGTTGTACCCGCGGATATCGTTGTCCACGTTCTGATAACCTTGCCATCTGCCACCGTCCTGGATCATGATATCCACTTGTGTTGGATCACTATAATACCAGTAAGTACCGTTGTTGGGATTTTGATCCGGTGCAGTCGCACTTGTTGCATAGCTAAATGTTGGATAACTTACCCAGTTACTGAGAACCAATGTGTCAGTGTCAGTTACATTCAATGCAGTCAAACCTCGAATATTTTGACCGGTAGTAAAGCCTGCAGTAGCTACAGCAGTACCTGTTAAATCAGTAAGTTGGATGTCACCGCCTTGACTGTGTGTAAACACAATGTAACCTGAACTATCAACAGTGGCACTCACATAAGGAATATCTGCAGCACTAACCGCAGCAATAAAGTCTGATACCGTGGTACCAGTTAATTCTGCTGTGGCTGTATTGAGTGTAGCACTACCAGCTTCGGTAGCACTGATTGTGAAGGTATCACCACTGCTAAACACTGTGTCACCAGAAGTAACATAAGAAGTCACGTTTGTGGCACCTAAAATATAGCGTTCCCAGATCATGAATGCGCCAGTGCCATCACCGTATGGGTCAACTTGAGCATAAGTTGCGCCAACAGGAATAGTAGCACCACCACCAGCTGGATCTAGTGCATATAAAGCGGCAGCATCTGTGGCGTATACTGGACAATTTTGTTGTATAAATGTACCCAGAGTTGAATTGTATTTCTTGACTACCAAATTGGTACCCAAGTTTACATTGTTTGTTTTTTGCCATACAGAACCAGTTGGGAATGGAATTGTGCTTGAACTATTCCAACGTGGATTTTGATAGCTTGGACTTGCTTGGTATTCAGGAGTTGCATACGCACCTGCTGTGATACCTAGAGTAGCCAATGGAGTACCGGTGCCGTTTTTAACGCTGACACTGCCAAACCATTTAATGGTACCAGCACTTACACTACCAGTAGCGGTAGTTGCAAAACTGACTGTGGTGTTGCTCGAAGCAACGACATCAAAGGTACCATCGTATGTACCACTAGTTGTGCCAGTTATAGTAACAGTACTGCCCACTGGATAAGGATTAGGTACAGTGTTTCCTGCATTAGTAAATGTCAAGGTAGCAATACCAGTTGATACGTTTGCAGTACCACTTGTAACAGAACCTGCATAACCAGTTGAAGTACTATCTGCATAGATAAACAATGCGCCACCAATTACAGCAGAATAAACACCGTCGATTGCGGCTGTGTTAATTGCTGCGGACAAGCCAGCTGGGGTATTATTAGTTGATACTGGAACAGTAACTGTGTCGGTGTTATTAATAATGATTGTGTTATTGGCAATCAATGATGTGGGTGCCAGTGTGCCACTGATTGTGGGCCATGCTGTTTTCCAATCATCACTACCAACTGCTACCCAAGTGTTATATAACTCACCCAATGGGGTTGAGCTGGTTTGTGTTGTGGTTGGACCACCACGCTTGTAATATTCAGGATTTTGTAGTGCGCCAGCAACATCAGCAGTTTGAACTCCACCGCCAACCACTGTATAGTCACCAATGCTGCCATAACTTTGTAGTGGCATTGTTTCGCCAGTTACTAAATTGGCTGTGCTAGTAATAACACTAGGGATCTTGTTGCTGAATGCACCAGTGGTCAAGTTCCACTCAAAAATTCCCCAGCTACTATTAACTGAATCTAACCAGTATGTGTTGTTGTTTGGAGCACCTAACGGTCTAGTTAAACTAGCAGTAAGGGCAGCCAGGTCAATATCAACACGCTGTATATAACATTGGTTGGTGATACCCAATGCGCTATAAGCGGCCAATAAACCATATTCATTCAGCTCGTATCCGTTGATCGGAGTACCAGCTGTGGTATTGTAAAAGAACGGAACACCAAAGGTGTTGAGCAAGTCTCGCTGACTTGTCATTAAATAAGTTTTGTTTGCATTAGCAGCCAGTGTGCCCGAAGCTACACCAACTCCAGCACCAGAAACTTTGTTCTGAGCTGTTGCCAATAAAATAAACGGTACCGAATTGGTAGCGCCTGGGATATAATTGCTTTGATCAATTATAGTAACTTGTACACCGGGGGATATTAGAGCCATATCAAAATCCTTTTTTCTAGTATAGATATTTATGGCCGATGTCAAAAAGAACGTCTGTTGCCTGCCCTTTGGAAAGGTTTAATGTAAATACAACATGAAAAGACCGTTATGTTTGGTGTGTAAACAGAGATTTTGTGCTGTAAATTACTATAGAAATGAGCAGGCACACTACCGTAGTCGGTGCGAACACTGTATCAAGAAAAATCAACGGATCAAACTACCAGTTGCTAGATGGCAAACTGCAGGCTATAAAAAAAAACTTACCTGTGATAGATGTGGATTCAAGGCCAAGTATGCCGCACAGTTATTGGTGTATCATGTGGATGGCGACATGAACAATGTGGCTGTGCGTAATTTGAAAACTGTGTGTCAGAATTGTGTTATTGAAGTTGCTAAATCTACTCTGCCTTGGCGCCCGGGAGATCTTGAACCAGACTTGTGATCTGTCTGTACAAATCATCTAGACTGGAATTGTTCTCAATCACAGCATCAAACTCAGTGCCGATCCAGGCAGTTTCGCTGGCATGGATGTTGAACTTTTCCAAGGAAATTTTACTACGCCTCCAGGTGATATTTTTTTGCCCTTCGTTTACAGCCAAAGCTAGTGGGTACCATTCAGGATCAGGTCCACGGACCACACGGACCACACGTCCACCCGCCGACTTGATCGAAGAAATTTCGTTAGGAAATCTACAGTCGCTTATGACCACATCATCGGTTATTTTGCGCAATTTGTTTTCTAAACTGGCAATCCAGATATCATCGTGGAAGCTACGTCTGGCAACTTCAGTTCCCCAAAACTGCAACACCCATCTGGGTGTTATGTCCATGCCCAAACGATTGCTCCACCAT